AACGCATATCTAAACAATAATATATCTAAACAATTATTATCTAATAGTAAGGTTCATCAAGAGGTGGATAAGATTGAATATAAGATAGTAGAAACATGGGGCGATGAGGACATCGTTGAAAGAGATGGCAAAAGATACAGGAGGCATAGATGGAAAAAGATACCAATGATACCTCTATAAAATGTCCTAATTGCGATGGTAGAGGCTTTTACTCTGTTGATTATCATTTAGCAGAAGAAGAGATGCACTGCGTTTGTGAAGATTGTATAGGCAAAGGAACATTAGATGTCGAAGAGCAGAAAAAAATTTAGATATAAACATTGTGTTATAAATAAGACTAAATATTACTTCTACTCAATTCGATGGCTTGATATATTAGGAGATGCTGGTCATGCAGATACTAATGAGTTCAAGAACATGAAACCAGCTACTATGATTACTCAGGCTTATATTTTTAAAAAAGATAAAAAGTTTGTTTGGACTTTTGCAAGTTATGACGAAAATGAGGCACAGTTTTCAGACAGGAACGTATTTCCAAAAGGTTGCATAATATCTATGAAAAAGATAGAAGTCTAAAACGGACATAATTATGACACAAACACAAAAAAGCCACAATCCAGTAGGCAGACCAAGATTACAAGTAGATTATAAAATACTATCAAAATTAGCATCTATTGGATGTCCCATGTATGAGATTGCAATGATACTTGGAATATCACAAAGAACACTCAAAAGGAATTTTGCCAATTTTATCGAGCAACACAGAGAACGAGGAAAAGCTAGTTTGCGTAAAAAGATGTGGGACAAAGCATTGAAAAAAGACAATACAAATATGCAGATATTTTTAAGTAAGAACGTACTAGGCTATAAGGATAAAGTAGAAACTCAAACGATTACAGAGCCATTGCCATTGATTATTGAAGCTGAGGTGGATGATGGCAAAGAAGAGTAATTACGGAGTCAAAGTAATTTATGAGCCTAAACACAAAGGGACTTCTCTTGGGCGACATCCCATTACCAGCACAATGAATAAAAATAAAAAAAGAAATTTTAAAAAATATCGAGGGCAAGGTAGATGAAACGCAGTAACTTTTATCCTAACGGAGAGTTTATACCTTATAAAATGCCACAAGATTTTAGACCATCACAAGGTAAATATAGCTGTGGTTCGTGTGCAACTTTTTCAAGAAAGCATGGTTTTTGTTTGGTATATAGGACAAGAGGTGTAAGAGACACTTACGTTTGCAACAAATGGAGACCAAGAACTTTAAGATAAAAATGGATGGAAAATATAGTTACTATTACCTTGATGACTCTAACTCTATTTGGGAAAATAGAATATCATACTTTTGAAATACCTGATACGAGATGGCAGTATCATGGTGATGGCGTTATGAGTAAATCAGACTCTAATTCAGCAGTTTGTAGTAGCTGGTATCATTACAACATAGTCATAGATAAAAACCCAAAATACAAACCTTTTACAAATCAAAACATTTACAGACATAGATATAAAGGTAAAAAAGTAATTGGTTATATATGTGGCGGACATGAACCAAAATGACTTACAAACCATTGCTTGATTCACTTACAATACAAAAAAGCAAAATAGATGGCTTGGGTTTATTTGCTATCAAAGATATAAAAAAAGATACTAATTTAGGCGTTTCTCATATATCACTTGAAGATGAAATAATAAGAACACCGCTTGGAGGTTTTATAAATCATCAAGATATTCCTAATTGTAAAAGAGTGGTTAAGTATAACAAGTCATACATTTACACAATCAAAGACATAAAACGAGGAGAAGAGATTACACTAAGATATGAAATGTATTCAGTATAAGTTATTTGATAGTGCCATATTTTATGTTATTAAGAGATTATGGCTAAATTCAAAGGCAGAAGCGTAAAACTAAATAAACCATTTCGGACACCCAGTAAATCAAAGAAGTTTGGTGTTTATGTCAGAAACAAAAGGACAGGAAGAATACAAGTTGTAAGATTTGGAGACCCTAATTTACCAATAAGAAAAACGAACCCAACTAGACAGAGAATGTTTTTTGCTAGATTCAGACCTATACTTGCAAGAGTAAAAGGGCAAAAGAATTTATCTCCAGCTTTTTGGGCGATTGAATCTTGGAAAAAAGGATTTAGAATATGAAAGTAAGCGAAAACACATCAGTTGCTATGCCAATAAAAAATATGATTGGCATTATCATTGGTGTAGCTATGGGTATATTTGCCTATACAGAAATCACAGCTAGACTTACATCTTTAGAAACATCAAGAGAATTGATGAACGCAGATTTATTGAAAGCATCAGAGCAAACAACAGTAGATAAGGAACAATTTATCTTGCTCGAAGAATTATTTAAACAAACTGGAAAGCACCAAGAATTATTAGATAAAAACATACATAACCAAGTAATGTTGCAACATATTGAAAAAATGTTAGACAAGGCATTAAGTGATATAGAAAAATTAAAAGATAAAGTTAGAGAGAATGGAGGTGTCCAATGATAGAGTCTGTTGTAGCATTATTATTATTTTTAAAAGGTGATATTGTAGAGATGACTTACAAAGAACGAATGGATTTATGTTTGAAATCTAAGCGTTTAGCTGAAAGAGAAGTAAATCCTAATAATGTAAGATTTAGTTGTCAGAGAGTAAAAGCTGAAACTGAAATATATATGGGTGCAAAGAAAATAGTTAAAATTATAAGCATGAGTAAATAATGGAGTCTATTCCAGTAAACACTATTGTTGCATTTATTCTTTTATGTATCGTTATCTATGTTGGTCTAAAGGATAACGACAAATGGTAAGATTGAAAGATTCTAAGTTAGCAGAATATTTAAAGTCAAAAGGTATCAATGACTTAGAGTTACAAATTGAGATATTGAAAAAAGAAATAGATACTTTAAAGACAATAATTGATATAAAAGATTTAGAAATTGAAAGTTTAAAAGAAGATATTAAGAATCAAAAATGGCTAGGTGAGGTTGCCAATAATACTCCCAACTCTTCACAATTTGATTAGGTATGAAATATGAAGTTTGCATTATTAGTTATTATGTGTTCAGCAATGGAAAAGGTGTGTTTACCCCCAGTTCATTTACCTGAACTATATGAAGATGCTTACTCATGTTATATAGCTGGATATAAAAAAGCTAATGATAAGATTGTAGAGATTGGTAGAGAAGATATAAATGAACATCTTATATATGTAAAATTTAACTGTTATGAAGTTGAAGCTAACAAAACCGCAGTACAAAATCAGCAATTCAAAAAAAAGATTTAGAGTATTAATATCAGGTAGAAGATTCGGCAAAACATTTTTAACCATTGTTGAGATGATGAAACAAGCATCTATTCCAAATCAAACAATATGGTATGTAGCACCAACTTTTAAAATGGCAAAAGAGATTTGTTGGAATGATTTGAAGAATATGCTCTACGAGTACAACTGGATTGAAGATATAAATGAGACGACACTTACAATAAGAATAAGAAAAACAAATAGCGTTATATCGCTAAAAGGTGCAGAGAACTTTGATAGCTTACGAGGAAGTGGTATTAATTTTTTAGTTCTTGATGAGTTTGCAGATATAGACAAAAGAACATGGTTTGAAGTATTACGAGCATCTGTATCAGATACTGAGGGAAGAGTTCTAATGTGTGGAACACCTAGAGGATTTGGTAATTGGTCTTATGAGCAATATCTAAAAGGTAAAACTGATGAAGAATGGGAGTCTTTCCAATATACGACCTTAGATGGAGGGATGGTATCAAAAGAAGAATTAGAGCAAGCTAAACAGGATATAGATTTACGAACATTTAGACAAGAGTTTGAGGGAACATTTGAGAATTATGCTGGTGCTGTATATTACAACTTTCATCCTGTTGAGAGTGTAAAAGAACTTAAATTAGATTTATCGATACCTTTACATATAGGCATGGACTTCAATGTTGACCCAATGTCTTGCTGTGTAGCACACATCATCAAAGATAAAATTTTATTTGTTGATGAGATTGTAATTTATTCAAGTAATACTGATGAAATGGTTGAGGAAATACGCAATAGATATGGCTCAAAAGCTAAAATATTTATTTACCCAGACCCAGCTTGTAAGCAAAGAAAAACAAGTGCTGGAGGCAGAACAGATTTATCTATTCTGCAAAATGCTGATTTTAATGTCAAAGTAAAAAACAAACACACACCAATTAGAGATAGAGTCAATAACGTAAATTCAAGATTAAAAGATTCATTAGGTCAAAGACATATTTTTATTGGAAAAAATTGTAAAATTCTTATAAAAGGTTTACAGAGACAAATTTATAAGGAAAATACCAACATCCCAGACAAGGAAGAGGGTTTTGACCACATGAATGATGCTCTAGGATATTTAGTAGATTATATTAAACCTTTGACTATTAAATCTCCAAGTAGTATTCCTCAAAGATGGGGTGTTAAACAAGGAAAAGATGGCATACAGCAAAGAACAGGCAACAGATACTCATAAAGATTACAAAGAAAATATTAATAATTATGAATATTATATCAGAAGCTACAATGGCGGATATGACTATACTCTAGGTCAATACCTTAATAGATATAATCTTGAATTAGATAACGAGTTTAATCAAAGACTTGCAAACACACCATGCGATAATCATTGCAGAAACATCATACAAATATATTCATCTTTTCTATTTAGAGTAAAAGCAACAAGAGACTTTGGTTCAATGACAGAAGAACCTAGTTTAGAATCATTCTTAAAAGACGCAGACCTAGAGGGTAATAGTTTTAACGCTGTTATGAAACAAGCACAAAACTATGCTTCAATCTATGGTCATTGTTTTTTAGTTTTAGATAAACCAACAGTACAATTAAGAACAAGAGCAGACGAACTCAATCAAGATGTAAGACCTTACGTTTCAGTTATAACACCTGAAAACGTATTAGATTGGAATTTAAAAAGAGAAGTGAATGGAAAGTATTATTTGGATTATCTTAAAGTTAGAGAAGAGGTTGATAAGGATGGTGGGATATATTATCGAATGTGGTATCCTGACAGAATTGATACAGTATATCAAGAGGGAAATTCTGAACCATCGATAATAGATACTGCCGATAATCAAATCGGAAGAATACCAGCAGTTATTCTGTATAATGCAAAATCTCACAAAAGATTAATAGGCATTTCCGATTTGACCGATATTGCAGATTTACAAAAAGCTATCTACAATGAATACTCTGAAATCGAACAGCTTATTAGATTAACAAATCATCCATCGTTAGTCAAAACACCAAGCGTCAATGCTAGTGCTGGTGCTGGTGCAGTTATTGAAATGCCAGAAGAAATAGAACCAAATTTGAAACCATATTTATTACAACCATCAGGTCAAAACTTAAATGCAATTATGGAATCGATTAGACACAAAGTAGAAGCAATCAACAGGATTGCACATACAGGTGCGGTAAGAACAACTAAACAACAAGTATCATCAGGCATAGCATTACAAACAGAGTTTGAATTATTAAATGCTAGACTATCTGAAAAAGCAGATAATTTAGAATTAGCAGAAGAACAATTATTTAGATTATATGCAATGTTTCAAAATACAGAGTTTGATGGAGAAATAAATTATCCTGATTCATTCAACATCAGAGACTATGCAGTTGATTTACAATTCTTCTCAATGGCAAAAGCAATGAACTTACAATCACCTACATTCAACAAGGAAGTAGATAAAGAAATAGTAAGAGCAGTTATTGATGATGATGAAAAACTAACTCAATCATTTGAAGAGATAGATGGTCAAGCAGAGGTTGGTCAGTTTACACAAGATGAAGTACAAGAAGAAGATGTTGAAGATGAGTCAGTTTAATGGCAGACAAAGTAAAACAATTTACAATATATCGTATAAAGAATCTTGATAGAGCAGAGCAAGAATATTACCGAACATTACAAAGAACATTAGACAAAATAGAAAATGATGTAGTTAGACTTGCTGGCAGAGATTTACCAACTCAACAAGGCAAACTAATAGAACTACAATCCGCAGTAGCTATTAGACCAAAGATAAGAACTATTCTACAAACGGAGTTTCTTGGTTGGGCAGATACAGTAACTAAACAAGGATTTAACAGACAAGCAAAAAGAATTGAAAGAGCATTTAAGCAAATAGGGAATATCCCAGCAGAATTTCAAGTTCTTACAAAAGGTGATTTAGAGTTAGTAAGAAATCTAAAAGTTC